CCGGCCCTGCCAATGCTTTGCTGGGTTTGCTTGATTGCGAGGCGAAGCTCCTTGGTGGAGGAGTGTTCCCAACAACAACGGACGAGCACGAGGTTTACCTCGTTGTCGAAACAGTGAAGGGCAGACTTGTCATTTGCCCAGAGTTGCTCGCTTCGTTGTCTCTCTATGCGTGCTTTCGCCCGCGCACCCAAGAGCTCCTTGCGGGACTTCGGTCCCGCGCGCGTGAGTGGTTTGCCAAGAAAGAGATACCGGCTTCGGCGGCCGTGTTTGCACTACCCGACACAGTAGTTGCTTCTTTCTGGGAGACCGCTCCTGAGCGCTTGGCCCGCGAGCGTCTGGACACAGAGGAGAGTCCGCCCTCTCAGTAGGGGGGCCCAGTTCGAATTCCAGGTCTCTGCTGGGGGTCTCCGCCCCCCGTGGTGACCGGTGTCCTAGACACCAGGAAGGTGGATTGGGCCACTTGCAAAGAGAGTCGCAGGGAGATGTGGACGGCTTACAGAGCGCCCTTGCAAGGGGCTTTTGTGCCGGTCTGTAACCGTCCATGTCCGCACAACGAGGTGACCGCACTTGCAATGCGGACAATGGGGGAGGTCCCTGCCCAAGTATTTGGGCCTGTGTCTGCCGGATCGGAGGCAACTTGGCGTCAACTTATCAGGTTTGCGCGCAGATACAGAGACGGGGCTCTCTCCTGGAGAGCCACTGCCGAGAGCTATTCCGGAGCTCTCCGGCGTCGATACCTAGAGGCCGCCAGGTCCCTTGAGGAAGATGGTTTGTCCGGGTACCAGGACTGGACCATCAGGGCGTTTCTCAAGACGGAAAAGAACAGGGTGCCAGGAAAAGCCATGAAGCCCAGGCTTATTTTTCCCAGGTCTCCCAGGTATAACCTGGAGCTGGCATCCCGTTTGAAACCCTTTGAGCACTGGCTGTGGGGCCGGCTCGTAGGTTCTGTTCTAGGTTTCGACGGCTCGAGACTCGTTGCGAAAGGTCTGAACCAGAGACAGCGCGCTAACCTGATACGAAAGAAGTTCTCTTCTTTTCGTAGGTGCGTTTGTTTCGAGGCGGACGGGAAGGCGTTTGAGGCCCACGTGGGGCCAGCCGCTTTGAAGAAGGAGCACGCTGTCTATGCAGCAGCGTTTCCCGGCGATAGGAGGTTGGGGCGCCTTCTTTCGGAGCAGTTGGTTTTGCGAGGCACGGTGTCTTGTGGGGCGAGCTTCGAGCGAGAAGGAGGTCGCGCTAGCGGGGACTACAACACTGGGATGGGCAACTCATTGTCTTTCTTGGTTGAGGTGGTGTCAGCTATGCGCACCTTCGGCTTGTCCA